TTTCCTTCTCCCCTCGCGGGAGAAGGGGTTACTCACAAATTCCGCTGCCCGCGTTCGAGCGCGCGCAGGATGGTTGCGGCGACCTGCGATTGCGACTGGCGGAAGCTCTCGGCGTCACGCGCCGCGATATTGACCGTCACATTGATCGCCCGGCCGCCATCGGTGCTGACGCCGAGCCTGCCATCCGGCCCGCGCGCCAGAGGCATGATCGCCTCTGCACCCTTCTCGCCCATGACACCCATGCCGCCCTTCAGGGCGAAATAGGTCGGGCTCGATACGATGCCGCCTTGCGCGAAGGGAACCGCCTGGCTCATGGCGGTGCCGATCGCGTCGCCCAATGGCTTCAAAGCCGCCGAAAGGGCCTGCGAGGACAGAGACAATGCGAGCGAGCGCAGGACGTCCGACAATTTGCGGCCATCGACCACCGCGCCGGCAAAGGCGCGTGTCAATGTATTGCCGAAATTGCGGCCCAATCGGTCGAGATCGGAAAGCTCGGCCTTGAGCCGCTCCGTCTCGATCATCAGTGAGCTGATGTCTTCGAAGTCTTCAGCCATTTTGGTCACCTTCATCAGGAAAGCGCGCCATCAGTCGCACGAGATCATGCCGTTCCATCGGTGCGCGTATCGGCCCGAAGCGCCCTTCGATCGCCAACGCCAATTCGCGCGGCGTCATGCGCCAGAATTGCGATGGCGTCAGCGCCAGGGTGCCGAGCCCCGTTTGCATCATGCGCCGCCAGGGAAAACGCTCCCTCGCGGCGCTTGTCAGTTTCCCGGAGGCGATTCCCCTGAAGCAAATGTCGCTTCGAGCAGGCGCGCGACGATGCGGACGAAGCCTGCGGCACCATCATCGGTGCGCATGCGCGCCACCTCGGCATCGCTCACCTCATGGCCGGCGCCACGAAGCCCTGCCCCCAGAATGCGGATCGCATCGCTGGCTGCGATCCGGCCCTTGGAAAAGCGCTCGGCAAGGCTCAGCAGATCCTCGCCGTCATAAGCCGCCTCGAGCTCGGCCAGGGCGCCGAGCGTCAGGCACAAGGTCCATTGCCGCCCGTCGATGACGGCTGCGATTTCACCGCGATGCAGATTGGCCATGTGCGCCTCACACGCCGGCAAAGGCGAGTTGGCCGGCCGATTGCAAGGTGAGCTCGAAAGCGAGTTCGCCATCATGGCGGCCGGAAAATTCGAGATGGGCGATCTGGAACGGCCCTTCGATCACCCCGAAATCGGGAATGATCACCTGATAGTCGCGGATCGCTCCGGCGAAGAAGATCTCGCGCAGTTTTGCATCCGATGCCTGGTCGCGGAAAATACCTGAGCCGCGGATGCTCGCGGTCTTGAGTCCGCCGCCATCGAGCAGTTCGCGCCATTGCCCGGCCGATTGCTGATGCGTGACATCGACGGTCTCGGCATTGAGCGCCAAGGCCTGGTTGCGCAGGCCGGCGACGGTCGCGAAACTCCCCGCTCCCGTCTCGTCGAGCTTGAGCAAGAGGTCGCGCCCCTTTTGTGCGGTCATGTGTATCTCCTTTAGTTGTCTTCCGTCACCGCGCGGATGGTGAGCGCGCCGCGATAATGGTCCTTGTCGAGGCGCGCGCACTCCCAGGAAACCGCGGCGAGATTGACCAGATGCGCGCCGTCGAGCGGCAATGGCGCGATCAGGGCCGCCTCGATCGCGGCGGCGATCGCGTGCGCGTCTTTCCGCCCGTCTCCGGCCGGCCAGATGTGAAGCACCATCCTGTGCTCGGCGCCGGTAACGACGCTCGAACCCAGTGGACGCGTTTCCATGCGCGCCAAAGCCACATAGGGCGGCGATGCGGTGCGCGGCACATGATCATGCACATGCGCGCCGCCAAGCAGCGCAACCAAAGCCGCATCACCGCGCAATCGTGCGATGACCGCCATCTGCAAAGCGAGAGAAGCCGTTGCCGTCATGGTCTCTCCTCCTCGACGCAGTCGCAGGTGAGAAAGCGCCGGCGGCCATCGCGATCGGCGATCGCCGCGATATCGAAATGCCGCCCATCGAAGACAAAACGATGCGCCGGCGTGAGACCGTCGCGATAGCGCAAAATGATGCGGCAGCGGCGCGACGCCATCTCGCGATCCGCGATCAAAGCTTCGCGCCCGGCCAAAGGCTCGATCCGCCCCCAGGTCGCGCCGGCCGCGACCCAGGTCGCAATCATGCCGCCCGCGCCGTCATCGGCCTCTTCGCGCGCCTCGATCAAGAGGAAATGCCGCAACCGCCCGATCACAAGCGCATCTCCCGCCAGGGCTGCAGCAATGCGCCAATCATCGGCGCGCCATCCGCCGCATCGTCGCCGCGCCGTTCATGCCAATGCGCCACCGCGCGCAGGATCGCCTCGCGCAAGGCTTCCGGCACGGTGCCGGCGCTCGCGCCAAAGCCTGCGGTGAAGGCCACCTCGATGCCATTGGCGATCCGCCCCGGCTTCGCCCAGACGCGCCAGGGTCGCAAAACCAATCGCGCCGGGCGCGAGACGAGATCGGTGAAGTAATGGGCGGGATCGATCTCCTGCACCTCGTCCTCTTCGCCATGAACTTTCAGGGCCTCAATCTCGATCACCGGCCAGACCGGCAGGTGCAAGGCACCCGACACGGGCCAATCATCGCTGAAGGCCGACCAATCTTGCGCGATCAGGGCAAGACCGGTGCGCCGCTCGATCAATTTGCGCGCCGCGATGATGAGGCGCGAAACTTGCGCATCCTCGTCCGACGTCGTCAGCCGCAAATGCGCCTTGGCTTCGGCGAGCGTCACCGGCTCCGCTGCCGGCGGCGATGTTAGAACTGCATGCATGTTTGCTTTCCCCAAGGTTCTGATAAATTCGTGCGCATGCTGGTGATTCCCCGCGGGCGCATGGAAGCCCTGACCGACGGCATCTTCGCCACCTCGATGACGATTCTGGTCATCGATCTCGCGATGCCGCGGGACCGTACCTATGCCAATGCCGACGAGCTGTTGAATGCGATCCTCGGCCTTGGCGGCCCATTGCTCGCCTATCTCATCAGCTTCTTCGTCTTGGCGCTGTTCTGGCGCGGCGTTGTTTCAATGCGCGGCAAGGACGATCCGTCCGGCTCGCATGTCTCGGCCTGGCTTCTCTATCTTTTCACCATGACCGGCATTCCGATCTCGACCCGCGTCGTCAGCGACCATGGCGATCTCGCACCAGCGATCTGGGTCTATGCCGGCAACATCTTTCTCTGCGCATTGGCGAGTTGGCTGATGGCCGCCACGGCGCCCGGCCGGGAAGCGCATCGCCATCTCGGCCATGCCAGTATCAGGCTTGGCCTCCTGATGCTGTCGGCGATCCTGTCGATCCTGATCAGCTTCGTCGATGCCGGCCAGGCCATGTGGCCTTATCTTTTGAACTTCGCCGCACCCGCCCTCACATCCTGGTGGGACAAGCACCGCGTCTCGCACGCGTGAGATGATCCCCCTCTCCCACGAGGGGAGAGGGGTGATCCGTGTTCGTGCTTACGCCGTGCCGAATTTCAGAAGCTTGATCGCCTCGAAATTCTGCACCCCGCCGCCGACACGCTTGATCGTGTAGAACAGCACATAGGGTTTCGACATATAGGGATCACGCAGGATGCGCACCCCGACGCGATCGACGATCAGATAGCCCTGTCTGAAATCGCCGAAGGCGGCTGCGTAGGAATCGGCCGCGATATCCGGCATGGTTTCGGCCTCGGCGATCGGGAAGTTCATGAGGCTCGCCTTGGCCGAAGCGGTCGCCGCCGGCTGCCACAGATAATTCCCGTCGGCATCTTTGAGTTTCCGGATCGCGGCCTGCGTCCGGCGGTTCATCACCCAGTGAGCATTCTGCCGGTAGCCGCTCTTCAGGGCATAGACGAGGTCGATCAATTTGTCGGAGGGGTTCGAGGCCGCGAAGGCGCCCGAGGCTCCCGTCACCACATAGCCGATCTTCGCCCATTCCCAGCTTGCATCCGCGACCTTGGTATAATCGAGGAAGCCCTTGGGCTTGTTGGTGCCGTTGCCCGAGACGAAGGCTTGCGTTTCCTGTTCGGCGAAGGCGGCCTGCACTTCCTCGGCGATCCAGCGGTCGAGATCGACCACAGTATCGTCGAGCAAGGCCTGCGTCGCCGCCGGCATGGCGTAAAGCTCGGCCGCCGGAAACTGCAATTCAGCCAAGGTCGGCGCATTGGTTTCGGGCCGCGATCCCGTCTCGGCGGCCCAGCCGGTCGACGCACCGGTGATCGCGAAGGGCTTCTTGTAGAGCGCGGACGACACTTGCCTCACCCCGGCAATGGCGCGGATCGGCGAGGACTGGCCGAGCAAGCGTCCGATCTCGGCTTCGGTCTCGTCGGGGACGAGATAGCCGCCATCGGCATCGCTGGCGATCGACATAGCCTTTCTCTCGATCGCCGCCAGAGCCGCCGTCTCGCCCTTCCTCACATAGGCGTCGAAGGCGACTTTGCGTTCGTCGGGTGCGGCCTGTTCGTCGCGCGCCAAAGCCGGCCGGCGTGCCTTCAAGGTCAGTTCGTCGAGCCGCGCCCTGGTGCGGTCGAGGGCCGTGCCGATACGGTCGACCTTTTCGACGGTGAGCACGTCCGCCACCATGCGCCGTTCGATCTCGGCGAGGCGCTCGTTATTCGCCTCTTTGAAGGCTTCGAATTCGCGCATGAGTTCGCCGTGCAAAGCGGCCTCGCCGGCGCGCGCGATCTTGGTCTCAAGTCCGGTTTCCATGTCCATGCTTCCTTGCTCCTTCAACGGATGATGTGGCGAACAGCCTTTGCCAGTCGGCAAGCGCCTTCGCCTTGTTGACGCGGGCGCCGTCCTGCATCGGGAAGGTCACCAGCGAAATTTCCCATAAATCCACGCGGTCGAGCCGCCTGAGGCCGGTCACGCGGTCGCGCCGGGCGGCGATCGCCTTGAAGCCGATCGACAATCCGTCGAGGCCGCGGCCTTCGATGAGCGCCGCCAATTCGCGGCCCCTCTGCACGCCCATATTGAGGCGCCCCC